GTATAATGTTTTGTTAGATGTATCTGTAGATGAAGCATAAGTTACCTGAGCCAAAACACTTAAAGGTATTATAGTAAAGCCAGAACCAGGTGCGGCAACTAATGTTTTAAATGTTCCCGCGCCACCAGTTGCGTCCATTCCTAGAAAATCTGCATTACTAACAGAAATTTTATCTGTTTGTATTATATATTTTGCGTCTATTTTTTTACTTGTTCCCGCACTACTACTAGTCGTGTCAGAAGTATCAACAACCATTAATTTATCATCACTGGCTGTGTTTTGCGCTAGCGCTGTCTTGTCTGTTAGTCTTTGTCCCGCCATTTTTTTTCAAATAGGTTTTTAATTTTTTAATATTTTTATTTCTTTCTTTAAGTTTTAAATTGTTTATCATATTAGCAACATAAAGTTATTCCAGCGCCTTGTAAAAAAGATTTAGTTTTGTTATCCATTGGCGCTACATCTAAATTTAAACCAGCGTAGTATGTCTGTGATGTTGGTGATAAATCACCTTCTTTTGTTTGGTTAGTTGAATATTCAGGAAAACTACCCGTGTTACTTGTTACATAATCAACTAATCTTTTTCTATAGAACTCACCTTGATCTAAAGAAGCGTTAATTAAGGGTTTTAAATCTTCGTGACTTACACTAGAACCTTGTTCACTAGACATTGTTACTACGCTATTATTTACCATTCGTAAACGTAGGAACGGTAAAACAGTAGCAAATGCAAACTGAACTAAAGCTGGTTGTATAAAAGTTTGTAAAAGTGTTAAGTAGTTACCAGTTAATGAAGAATCTTGTATATCACTAATTAATTTATTAGTTAAATCAGTCCCTAAAACTGGTAATATATACCTATCTTGAGCCATTAGTATATACGGTAGTAACAAATTATCATCAACACTGCCGCCAAGCGCTGAATCTTTTTTTAATCTATCTGTGCTTATAAATAATGTATGTTGTATAGCCATTTTTTTTATTATTTAACCCCTGGATAATGACCTTGATTTGGCATATTAACTGGAGCGATTTTACTTTCTTTTATTCCCCTAGGGTTTCTTACATAACTTTTTGGAATACTGTCTACTTTGTTGTAATCGTTATCTAAACTTTGCCCATCTTTTAATTCTGTTCCTTTTTTTAACCTATATAATATTTCATTCCATTTGTGGCGACAGTACACACCGCCTTTAAATTTAAATAAATCGTATTTTTTACCTTTGTGACCTAATTGTTTATTTACACCAGCTTCAGAAGCAGCGTCTATATCTTCAATTCTATAAACAAAACCAGCACGACTCAATCTCATCATATTTTCACAAAACGGTCTAGACTTGTTTCCTTTCTTTTTAGCTTTTCTAGAACCAACAGCGTATTTAAATCTAACCCTGTATATAGATTTATCTAAGTAGCTAAATTTATCTTCATTTGATTTAATTTCATTTACTGCAAAATTTTCTTTCTTTTGTATTAACCTGTTTGCCCAATCTTCATAGCTTTCTTCACTTCCTTGTTCACGCTCATCAACTATTTCCCATTCTTCACTGTCTATTTTTTGCCCTTCTAAACTGCTTAATATACCATCATATTGTTCATCAGATAATTCTGTCAGCTGTTCTTCTACATTTTCTATTTCTTGCACTTTTTTAGCAGCCCAGCTTTGACCAGCGTCACCACCCCACAATGCCCAAGCAATTCTACCAGCGCTAGGAAAACCATCTTCACCAGGAAAAAAGCCTTCACCAGTTTTATCAGATTCGTGCCTACTAAAATACGAGTGCATTCTTTTTATTGTGTCTAAACTAAGATTTTGACCATTAATTATAGATCTGGCTCTTGCAACCGCAACCATTGTTCCACCTCTTTTGTGTTCTTTTCTCCAAGCAAGTCCTTTTTTTGCTTCTTCTATCATTCCTTTTGTTGGCTTTGTGTCTATATCTTTTAAATCTTTAAATTCTTTTTTTATTTCTTCACCTGTATCTATCCCTTCTTTTTCTTGTTCATCTTCATCTAGTTTTTCTACATTGCTAATATCTATGAAATCAGCTGGTTTAAGCGTTTTAAAGTACAAATCAAGGTTTATACCATTGACAAAGAATATCGGCCCTAAACCCTCTAAAAGCGTGTTCTGGAAGGGTTTTATAACTGTGTTGTTAAATAGCGAATAAGAATCACGTAATTCATCAGCATTATTACCAAAACCACTACCGTCACCCTTAACGCCAAATAAAAGAGGACTTGTAACCCTGTGACCTGTCAAAACTTTTCTCGTTGTTTCTGTTGACAAGAATTGATAACTGTCTGAACTGTCATTAGCGTTTATAGGAACTATTTCTGGCGCTGTGTCTTTACCATCATTGAAAGTCAAAAGTATCTTACCAGCGTTACCTGAACCACCAAACTTTGCATTTATTTGTCTTTCTATAGTTCTTCTTTCTTCTTGTGTTGGCACACCGTTAGACATATTGATAGCCATACTAGGAAACATTCCACTTCTAATATTAGATAAATGAAATTGCGCTATTTCCATATCTAATTGTATATAGCTGGTTGAACCTTGATAATCTGGGGTAGCATAATAATATGTACCAGGACTATAATCTTTAATACACAATACTTGGTTTGCGTCTGTTCTGTCTTTTATGTCAAAAGATTTGTAATATCTAGGCTTATGTTTTCTTGTGTTTTCCCAATCAGCGCTGTAATAATAACTATCAACAACACCATACGCATCAGCCTTACCACTTCTTATGTATTGCGCTGGTATATGCCTTAATTCAACAATTTTTGTTCTAGGTCTGTTCCATATTGTGTTTACATAACACATTCCAAACAATTTAAGGTCAAACGCCAAGCATTTTAAAACATCTTTGTTAGAATTATGCAATAGTGTGTTAAGCGCTAACCAGCTTTCTTTCTTATATTCATTTTCTTGTCTATCTGTAGCGTCTAAGCCTTCACCGTATATCATAGCACTAACGCCTTTAATAATAGCGTTATTTATACTACTTCCATTGTATAATTCTAGTAAATATTGTGGGTATAAATTATCTGAACCAAATTCAATCCAATTTTTATTGTTTGTTTCACTTATTGTTGGAAGGTTATATTCCGATAAATGTATTACTGATATGTTATCTTTTTTTTTCATTATACTTCGTATATTTGGGTTCCATATTGAGCGTTAAGTTGTTCTTGATTTGAAGCTGGTTGCCCACTATCTGTGCTAGGGATAATAGGAACAACGTCATTATCTGTATATTCTGTATAATATGAAACAGGAAAATCGCCTTTTTGTGTGTAATCCTCTTTACAGTTTAAATTTACTACTATATTTGTTCCCTCAATTTTAGTTAAAACTTCTTGTGCTGGGTCGGCTGAACTAAATAAATAACTATTTAAAGAATGATAATATAAATCTATGTCCATAGTATCGTCAGTAGGCATACACACTAAACTAAGTTTTCTATTTGTAGTATTATCATATACATTTCTTATAGTTTGCTTTGCAAATAAAAAAGTTATAGCAAATTTCCAAAATCTATCATTGCTAACATATACTGGATTATTTATATCATTGCTACCACCAACAGGAAATGTAGTCACACATCTTGTTATATTTGTTTTTCTTGATCTACACAAAGCTATAATATATTTAGTGTTTGGTATATCAACTAAACTATTTAAGTTTTCATAAAAAGTTATACTACCACCTAAAACAGTAGGGGGCATAGATCCAGTAAATTCTAAATTATACATTCCCATTAGTAGAAAATATTTTAGTGTGATATTCTTTGTGTAATTTTTCTTTTTCTTCTTCGCTTTTTGCTTTTGATAGCTTTTCTTTTAATTCATTGTGCATATCCCAATTTATATGAACCCAGTCTATTTTAGTCCCCATTGTTCCCACCTATAAAATCTAAATCTTCTTCAATTTCTTTTACAACCTTTTTTTTCTTTGATTTAGCTGTGTTAATAAAATATTTTGATTTAGCCTTATCACCTAAATTTTTTATTTGATGTGGCTTTAAAGCGCCATAAGGTTTACTCATTGATGCTGGTTGATAATCTTTGTATTCTTCTTTTACTTTCCAAGACATTGTGCGTAGTTTATTATAAATATAAAAGTAACAATTTTGTTCACAACTTATACAAATTATAAAAGTTTTTTTATAAAATTATAATAATTGTTAAATTTTATTAATAAAAAAGGGTTACCGAATAGATAACCCTCTTTTAAATTGAGTAACGATTTATTAGTTAGCTTCCAGTAGTGATAATTAACTTATCAGAATCAGCTAAGCCATCAAACGGGTATTGTGCTGTTGCTGTTCCAGCGTTATCACCTACACCAGC